GCCTATTTCAGACTCTAAAAAAGATTTATCTTTTTTTTCCATTGTTTCTCCTATTTTTACTTATGCCAGCTCTGTTTAAAGCAATTGCAATCGCTTGTTTTCGATTTTTTACTTTTTTATCAGAGCCACCAATTTTAAGAGTTCCTTTTTTGAACTCTTTCATGACCTTTTTAACTTTTTTTTGACCTTTTGTCATTTTTTTTCTTCTTCATACCGTTTTTAGTTTTTGGAATTACGCCTCTAGCCATTAAAATGTCTTTTTTCGTAATTTTTCCATCTCCAGAAACATCAGGAAATGATTTTTTCTTTTTTTTCATTGTTTTTTTCATCTGTTTTCTCCTTCATATTTTTCTATTTCAACACTTGGCATCATTTTATCCACATTTGGGATAGATTTACTCAAGACTGTTTTTTCAATTGATGTATTAGCTCTTAGTTTTGCTAAATCTTCGTTCTGTTCAAGCTTATCTTCCTGATTTTGTTGGTTCATCATAGCTCTCATCTTATCAAGGTTGATTCTTTCTTGGCCTTCAACCTTTTTACGTTCATTATCTTGTGCTCTAAGATCTAATTCTCTTGCTCTTAACTTAGCTATTGGGTCATCGCCAAAACCAGAGGTAACTTGTTGCTCTTCTTTTAAGAACTCTTGCATCATTTCAGCAATTAAGACAGCTTTTCTAGATTCAATTCTTAAAGTTAACTGTCTAAGTTGTTCTGCAATCTGTGGATTAGCTTGAGCCATCATTTGCATCTGTTGCATTTGCGGAATTTCATCTGCAAATTCTACTTCAATTTGTTCTTGTGCCATCAAACTTATATGCTCCATAATATTTTTTTCCATAGCGGCCATAATCATAGGATTATTTTGAGCTATGTTAGTTGCCATAAAATTTAAATGTGAAGTTATGTGTGCTCTGTGATCTTGACCAGGAAATGCATTAAATGGTTTACCTGATAAAGCCATAATATTTTCTAAAGCAGGATCCATTGGTGCAGGTGGTTGAGGTTTAACTAATATCTCATCAATATTTTTTACACCTAAAGCTTCATACATATGTCTGTACGCTGCATATAAATTATGCATCTGAGGATTTGATTGTGCCAGTTGCAACTCTGTTTGTGCGAGGGAAATACGCTGAGTTTGAGAAAAGATGTTGGGATCAGCAACTGGCAATATATCTACTCTATCGTCAAAGTCTTGTTGTTTAATCATTCTTTGACCCCCAACTACGTCATACGGATATTCCGGTGGTAGATATAACTTGAATACTCTTGCTAACAATCTAAATTCTTGTTTTAGCGAAGAGTAAATTCTTTTGTGAATAGCTGACATTGTTCTGCTTCCTCTTTCAAGTAAAGCAACTGTTGTTCCAACTGCAGCTTGTTGATTGCCATCTCCAACTTGTAGATCAGCAATTGATGCAAACCTTTGACCAGCGTTAACTACGATACCCATTAGGTTTAATAATGTAGCTGATGGTTCTTTGAAAGGTAACATCATAAACGAATCTTTTAAGTTTCCACCAGGTGCATCTACATCTCTAAATTCTCCTGGTTGAATTGATTGTGCATCGTCTCTAATTCTAATGCCACGCATTTTAAATCCTGCAGGTAAATTAGATAAAGTACCTGCATCCAATAATTGACGGAGTGCTGCAGTTGCAGTTCTGCTTAAACCGCCAATCATGTGGATTAAACCAAAGCCATAAAAGCCTAGGCCTGGAAGAAATTTAAAATGAGTAAAATAAGGAATCTTAGTTTTATTAGCATCACCTATTTCATAGTTTCTTCTTATTGACAAAACGTTTCTTGTAGAATTATCTATTGTAACAATGTATGGAATTTTTATTCCAGAAGGATTACCATCTTGATCTGCATCTTCAAAACCTTCTATGTCTAAATCAACATGACATTCTAATAAAGTATATACATCATCATCTTGTGTTTTTCTTTGTCCTTCTAATTCTCTTTCTTTTTTTTCAACATCGTCTTCTGTATCTCCAGGTGTGCCTAATTCTATATCTAGATAAAAACCATTTACTTGTTGTTTTCTTAAATCGTTTTTAGAAATCTTTACCCGATGAATAATCGCTTCCGCATCATCTAATGAGGTAGCTGTATACGGAACGATTAAGTCATCTGCCGGTACGAACTTTGATGTAGCTTTTTGTGTAAGTTCATCATAGTAAACTTTTTTAAAAGCTGACCCTGCAAGAGGAAGATAAAAGAGCAGTTGATCAAAGTCGGGCTCATAGTCTTTCATTTTTTCCATGAGCTCGTAATTCATAAAATCTTCAACACGTTGTGCTTGTTGTGTTTTTGCTTCGTTGGGTGCACCAATAACTTGAGTTCTTACTGGTCCATCTGCTGGTAATAATTCTTTGTATGCTAGAGCTTGAAACTGAGTAACAGCTTCTGCAAGAACTGGGTGAGTTGCACCTGAAGCTCCTTGAAAAGGTTCTGTTCTCATATCATATTTAAAACCTAATAAATCTAAACCTTGAGTATAAGCACGTTCCCATTCTTTTCTACCCATTTGATATTCTTGATACTTTTGTGCTAGGTCTGATCCTATCTCATCTAAAACTTCTTCTGGTAAAAATTCTGCTAAGTTTGCATAATGCTCGTCACCACCTTCTGGTGATGCTGCGTTTGGATCAAAATCTATTTCAACTGATCCATCTTCTTGTTCATTAACTTCAACAGGCCCTGGAGCCTGTGCCGCTGCTTCTTGAGTCTCAACTACTGTTTCTTGTATCTCTTCTTGACTAGGAAGTTCTACCGAGCCTCTTGGACCTTGAGTCAGGGCTTTGTCTATTTTGTCTGCCATTTTTTATTTTCTCCAGTTTTACTGTCTTAACAGTATTATAGTTAATATTCAACCCTTGAGGTGTGGGTCCTGATTCAGGTGGCAAGAGCCAGGTCTTTGGGTATTTATTCGTCATATGTATATTTCTTCATATCTTCTAAATCTGTGTCATCAATAAATTCTTCTATGTCTTTTAATTTGCCCTCTGCATCAGGTCTTATAGTTCCCTCATTGTAAGTATAGCCTCCAGACTCAGGGTCATATTCTAATTCCATCTCATGTTCTTTATAACCAAACTCACCTTGGTCATCTACTTTTTTAACTCTTGTTTTGCTTCCTTGTTTAGTAACTACATAATTATCTAATTGAAAAACCTCTTCCAACTCATCTGCTCTGTTGCCTGAAAAACTTTTCTTTCCTAAAGTTATAACTTTAGTAATTAAATCTCCGATAAAATCAGGTATACCATCTGAACCTCTTTTTATTACTTCAACTGTTTTTCCTGCAATCGGTGCAGCAGCTTTAAAATATTTTCCAACAAAAGGAAGTGACATAAGACCTGCACCTATTTTTATAAATTTTCTTTTTGATGGATCATCGGGTCCATCTGCAAAACCAACTCTACCACCTGTTGCCATAAACTCTTGTGGTATTGGCTGTGGTTGAAATCTTTTACCTGTCATAAAATCAAATACATCTGTAATAGCTATTTTTCTAGCATTAGCTATTTCAGATTCCATAGCTTTTCTTTCTGCAGCCACTCTTTTTTTATCTTGATCATATATTTTTTTAGCTTCTTGTTCAGAAATTTCTGATTGCATATTTAATGTTTCAGCATCAAAAGTTTCACTAGGAAGATTTGTTTGTAACATTCTTCTACGAGCTACGTCTTGATCAGGTTCACCAGAAATACCTAAAACTTGATCACTAAGTTGTCTTGTACGTTTTTTTTGTTCAAAAATATTTCTTGCTTCTTTTGCTTCCTCGGATAAATTAGAATAATCTTTCATACCACCAATTATATTAGTTCCAATAAAACCTTGCTCCAAAGCTTCAAGTGCTGGCACGCCTGACTCAAATGCTTTGTAAGTATCATAAGCAATTAATGGTGTTGCAGCTACACCTAAAGTTTTTAAACCTGCAGATAGATATTTTGCTCTTTTTAAATCATCAGGAATACTTGCAGCCGTCTCAAACAACTCTGTTAGAACTGGTATTCTAGCATAAAGTCTATTATCTCCAAGTTCTGCAGCTTTTTTAACTTTAGATAAAATTTTAGGATCCTTTAAATCTTTTTTTATTTGTGTAATAGGTTTTAAATCGGCGGGTATTTTAAAAGAATAACCTTGGTTAGCATGTACTGCATCAAAAGCTTTTTTATAATTATCATTTAAATTTTTATAATTAGCATTTGTCTTACTTGGTTTGTCTAAACTAACTTCAGGTATAACTATTTTTTTAGAACCTCTTCTTCTATCTTTGTTAAAAAGTTTTTCTGCTGCTCTAGCTTCGTTGTTAAATTTTTTAACAGCATCATCAATTTGTTTTTTATCTTTTGATTGAATAGCTTCTTGTAGTTCTAATTCTAATTGAGATTTTCTAGAATCCCATCCTACTTTCATTTTATTTTTACTAGCATCTATTATTTGACCATATATTCCATATGGAGTGCTACCTCTATTTACAGAACTGGATACACCTAAAGGCTCATCAATATCATATGTTTTTGATATACCTGTTTGTTTATAATCTGGACTTTCAGTAATTTGATTTTTTGTGCCTTTAATACTAGGGTCTCCAACTGACTTACCTATTAAAGCTTCATTCATGTTTCTAATATAACCTGTGTATGGAGAAGATTTTAGAATCTTTGCAGCGTTGTCTTTAAATTTAGGTTTGATATTTAAACCTCTATTATCTTCAATTCCGGTTTCAGCATAAATACTAGCAAGTTGTAGTAATCTATCTGCAGCAACAGAATCACTTACATTACCAATAACTTTTTTTACTTTTTTAATATCTCCAATAGTTGTTTTTCCACTTTTAAATATATTATTAATATCTTTATCTTTTGATAATTCTAACAACTGTTTATTAACACCTTGAGATTCTTGTTGTGCCATTCTAGCGGCTGTCGTTGAATCTAAAACATTTACGTTTCCTGCCTCTACAGCATTTTTAATTGTGTAAAAATCAAAGTTTCCTAATCTTCTCAACTCTTGTGATGAAGGTAGTCTGTTATTTTCTTTTTCAAAAGTTTCTATAAATGTTTTTAATCTTTTTTGTGCTTCCCCTGCTTGACCTCTTCCTTGTTTAACTACTGGTCTAGCAGAAAACTCTTCTTCAGTAATTGTTATAGGTGCTTCACCACTTTGCATAGATTTTATAAAACTATCAATGGTGCTTGTCCTATCGTTTTTAAAACCTAATTCTTCATTTATTTTAGGAATGCTTTTTCCTGCTAAATAACTTTCTTTTATTTGTAAACCAAATTGTTCTAAAGAACTACCTGCGTAAAAATTCTCTCTGTCAGATTTTTCAATTTGTTCTGTGATCATCTCACCCGTCTCACCAAACAAAGGCATCAACGCTTGTGTGTGTTCTTCTTGTGTTATCTCTCCATCTTTTAAAGCATCATCAAGATAACCTTTTAAAATAGCAACACCACTTCTAGGCATTATAAAAGGAGCAGCCTCACTAAAAGTTTCTATCTTCTCATTAAAAGTTCTTTGAGGTTTTGGTGGAGGCGTACCATTAGCAAAGCCTCTACGCTTCATGTAAGCAATTGTTTGTCTGTAGTCGTGAAGTTTCAAATTAAACTCCTAATATACCAGCTAATCCTCCGACAGCTTTTTTAGGTCTATTCACTTGAAAAAAAGATCTTTCATAAAAATCTACGGTATCATTAATATCAATACCTTCGTCTTGAGCGTTTGATTTTATCTTTGCCATAGTAGTCCCAAAGTCATCTGACTTTGTTCCTGAGTACATTACCTTCATTAATACATCTTCATCTATACCTTGTTCAATTAAATCATCAAACATATTAGATCTAATGACAGCACCCATATCAACATTTTCATAAATACCTTGTCCAACGTCTTCAACTAAATCTGCAACAAACATTTTTTGTCTTGTGTTTT